TTTGTTAAGAAAGAAGATGACAAGGTAGAATCAGAAACATTTGCCCTGTCCGATGAAGACAAGAAAAATTTCAAAGAAGTAACTGACGAGGACTTCAATGCTGATGTCATAAAGTTAGAAGATGGGTACTACATCTTTGATGTCATAGAGTTTGCTGGTAAAGAAGTGCACGAAGTTCCTATATCTGACCGAATCAAAATACTGAGAGGCGGTATGGAAGGTATACAGAATGTGCACTTACCCAGTGCCAGCGACACTCGGCTTACAGATGATGCAGGGCTTGCATCTACTATCAAGGACTTGAAGAAAGAACATGACAGTCTTTTGCTACGAGATGCTAAGTCAGTTTACATGGCTGGTGAGTTGAGACATCCAAAGTGGGTTATGCTTAAGCCCGGACAGGATGTTGTTCTCAGAGTGTTAGAACGAAGAGGCAACGGACCTTACACATACAGACTTGGTACTGGACCTATTACTCAAGATGAGAGCATTGGTAATCGTGCTGTTGAATCGGACGGAGAAACTTACATGGATGTGGGGGCTGCTTTCAATAGTCCTGAAAAGTACAACGAAGGTGACCATGTACGTGTTAATGTTACTAACGTCAGTAAAGTAGAGTCAGCAGAAGATAACAATGTATACACTTTGACAGGTTCTGAAATTGTAGGAGAAGCCGAAGGAGAAGGTTTGGTCAGTCAAGAAACGCTCGGTATGCTCGCAAAGTCAGAAGATGCACAGTGGCTTTGTGAAGTTCATAGGGCTAAGTCGGGTATACGAGTAGTTATGCCACAGGGAGATGTAGTGTACAAGGCTACAGAATCAGGAGAGCACTGGACAGTGCACAGTCCTCTTTCTAGTAACGGCTATCTTATCCGTTTGTCAGAAAGTCAAAGGATGTATTGGAGTCCAATAGCAGGTGCACTTCTCAAGGCTGATGTCGAGATTAAAGAAGAAGTTCACGAAAGTCAAGGTGATGCGAAGCCTCTCATACCTCCAAAGAAGGTACAAGATGCAGAATGGTGGAAAAAGAAAGAAAAGCAAAAGGTATTGGTCAAAGGACTATCGCTTGTTGACAAGTTTCTCAAGAGTTCTATAGGTGCAGTTGGGGCGGCTAATGCTGGAGCCAAAGGTCTAGGGTTGGACTATGCAACACCTATAGAATCGCCTATGGGTCCGACAAACCTCCACGACGAGAAGACAATGCCAGATTATGACAATAGAAAAAGGCCCGGAGAAGATTATACTATTCCAGAAAAAAAAGAGGACGAAGAGCCTGACAAGCACATGGTAATTCCTGTAGAAAACGGGACACTGGAGATTGATTCTGAAAAAGCCATAGTTCGTATTAATTAATATAGTATGAACATTCTCTATAGAAACAATGGCAGCGTTTGCAGCACTAAGGACTTCCCCCGTAAATCACGGTGGTAGCATTAGTATACTCAAGGCTGACAGTGACCTTGTAATCGCTGGATATGCCAGTGTAGAAATGGTAGACAAGCAAGGTGACCTAATCACTCGTGGTGCTTTGAAAAATGCTTTCGGTGACTTTATGAAAGCAGACGGTTTCCGAAATGTGCAACTTGCACATTCTAATATTCAAGTGGGAAGCGTTATCCCATCTTACACTGACTCAGACGGTCGTGTTTGGAAGTCTGGCGTCGATGACGCTGGAATGTTTGTAGTCATCAAACTACGTGATGACATCGAAAAGGCTCGTGAAGTAGCCAATGAGATTCGCAAAGGTGCCCTTCGTGGGTTCAGTATTGGAGGACAAGCATTCAAGAGAATGCGAAAGAGTGACCAGCAACACGGTGACTACACAGAAATCTCCAAACTTGAACTTCATGAAGTAACTATTTGCGAGAAAGGTATTAACCCGGAGGCGACATTCCGTATATTGAAGGAGGACACATCTATGACAAACGAAGATAATGTATTGGGCGAATTGTCTACTGTGCTTGACAGACTGAATGGCCGATTAGACGCCATGGAAAAAGGCGAAATGCCAGAAGGTCTGAAAGAACGCATGGAAGGCAAGGATAAGAAAAAAGAAAAAGACGAAGGTGAAGAAATGGCCGAAGAAGGAGAAGACAAAAAAATGTACGGTGCTGAACACAAAGGTATGCACGGTGACATGGCAAAAGGAGAATACTCCGATGTTATCTCAAGCGAATACCTAAACTGGATGGAAAACACCCTAAAAGGACAAGGTGTTGACATTGGCGGTGCTCGTGCTCACTTCGATGACATTTCCAAGGCTAACCTCGGCAGCACTCCTGAGCAAATCGGTGACGGTGCTGAATACTTTGCTGGACAAGTAAAGGGTCGTGCTCAAGAAGGTGGCTCCCCATCAACTAACGCTATTGGTAAACTCAACAGCGGTGGCAGTGGAGAAGTCGCTAAAGGATACTTGCACCCTGACTCTGTTTCCTCTTCTGACTTGGAAGCCGCTTACGAAGTCTACAAAGCCGCTGCTTTGGAAGAACAATTCAAGAGCAACTTAGGCAACGTCTTCGCTGACAGACTCCAAAAGGAACTTTACAGCAAAGCACAAGCCCAAGAAGCAGCATCTTTCGATGCTCGCACACCACTCGCTAACATTGAGAAAGCACTAGGCGACCTCAGTGACAGAATCGACAACATCAGTAAATCTGCTCCAGAAGCAGGAACTGAAATCAAAAAGCATATTTCCACTGTGGAGATTCCCTCAACCGAGGAACTCGCCAATATGGACTGGGGTGACGTACACCGTCTCGCTGGGAGCGTGTGGAACTAAGGAGGAATTTAAATGGCAAGAAATTATATGAGAACAGTAAACGATATGGAGCGTTATTATTACGGCGCAGGAAGTTCAATGGGCTACTCTTACAGTGGCTCTGAACTTTTGAAAGCCGATGCACCGCTCTTGAGCACAACCGCTGGTACATACCAAGCAATCTACGGTCGAAAAGTCTGGAGTCAATTGAACCAAGAGTTCAACGCTTTCAGTGTTCTACCTAAGAAACCATGGGACCGAAGTGGATGGAGAGTTGTAACCGCTCGCCCTGACTCTACAAAAGGTGGAGGCATTGCTGAGAACGGAACACTTCCAGACACAACCAAGCCTACTTTCCAAAACGTAGCAGCCAAGCCAAAGACCATTGCTCACTCATTCGATATGTCTGAGACAGCAATTTTCCTTAACGACAAGGATGACGGTCTTGGTGACATCCGCAGCGTCTTGAAAGAAGAAATGGGTAAGCACCACGCAGAGATGATTAACGAAATGCTCTTGCAAGATGTAGACACCCCTGCTGGAAACGACTACGAGTCTCTTGACCGTATCACTTGTGGTTCTATCACTGCAAGCGGAAACGCTGCTAACACAATGGATTTCGGTGGAGCAGGTGGCGACTACGGAGCCGCTACTGATGCAGACATTTACAGTATCGACCGTGATGCTACAGCCAATGCTTGGTCTGAAGCAGAAGTCAACACTTCTGGTGTAAAAGGAACAAACCGCAACTTGTCACTTGACATCATGGATGACCTCTTCCAGAAAATCTGGGTACGTGGTGGAAATCCTAAAGTCATCTTGACTGGATACGACACTTTGATGAGAATCCAACAACTCTTGCAAAGCCAACAGAGGTTCATGGAAGAGAAGAGAGTGGTTCCAACCTACAACGGTGTGAAAGGTGTACCCGGTGTCGAAGCCGGATTCATCGTCGCTACCTACAACGGTGTTCCAATCATTCCTTCCAAGGATGTAACAACAGACGGTATCAGCAGAATGTACATGTTTGACACTGACTACCTTTACTTTAGCACAGCAAAACCAACTCAATACTTTGAGAGCGGAATTGAAACTGGCGACCCATTCGCTATCAACCGCCTCGGACAAGAGGGACTTTACCGAACCATGGGTGAAGTCTGGACAACTTTCTTTGGAGGACAAGGTTCAATCCGTGACCTCTCTTGAGGATAATGGTGAAAAAATAGGAGATGATTAAATATGGCAAAAACAACAGAATCAGAAAATGGCTTAACAATTAGTTACGAAACAGGAGAAATTTCAGCAATTGAAATTCTCGCTGACATCGGCCTTCACGCCGGTACACCTATTGAAGAAACAGAGTGGTTAAACGGAAACGCTGGTGGTTCTTACCCCGGTAGTTTAACTGGCTTTACCGCTCAAAACACTGACGGAAACGCAGCAGGTAGCATGCGAATGGTTACTTTGAGTTTCACAATGGTAGGTGCAACTGCCGAGGTCTTTGTATTCACAGCAGGTGTTTCAAAGATTATCGGAGTAGTCGGTACAACTTTTGCAACAGCAGACAAAACTCTTTCAGTGGCTACAACTGAAACGGGTCTCGACGCTTCACCACCAGCCAAGACTGGTGGCGCATTGAGTGCAGTTGAACTACATGCAGAAGCCGCAGGTGCAGGTACAGTCACTCTGCTATTGCTAAACTGAGGTGAGTAGGCTTGCCTACAGTAACCTTTCTAGGGCCTTTCCCTGACAGAGCCTTGCCCGACATGAAGCGGGTTAAGGCTCTCAGGGGGGTCCCTGTAGAAGTCAGCGAAGACTGGTTAGCGAAAAACGTGCATCTATTGATGCCTCGCTACTGGAGAGTCGAAGGCTACGAACAGACGGTAGACGAAGGAGACGACGGAATACCTGATGCAGGCTGGACGAAAAAGGACATCAGTGCTTGGCTCAAGGGCAAAGGCAGTGAAGTTTCTGGATACATGACCAAGACCAAAATGCTTGGCATGGTAGGAAATGTTCTTAACCCAAAAGCCGCAGAAGAAAATAAACTGGGCGAAGAGCCTACACAACAAAATGGAGATGAATAAATATGGCAATAACATTTGACCAACGACCAACAGTATTTGGAGACAGAATTATCGTAACAGGAACATTCGCAGCATCTGACACATCTATCGACTTGAGTTCGATGATGAGTTCAGTAGACGCTTGTATTGCAAACTTAACCAGTGCAGAAAGTCCAGTAGAAGTAAGGAATAGTGCTGACAGTGATGCAATCGAAATACAACCTACACTTGATGTAAGTGTTTCAGGAACCACTGTAACTCTGTCGACCTTTGGCACTGGTGGGCCCGGTGCCCCTAGTGGTGGCGGAACTTTCCTCGCAATCGGACGACGTGGATGATTGAGGTGATGGATTATGGCAAAAACAGCCACAATTCTAGGACCTTTTACACAAGAGCAGGTTAATTCCAAGACCGCTATCCAGACTGCAATAGTCACAGCGTTAGGTTCTAACACACCAATCAGTGCTGACCCGTTTATGATGCGAGGCAGTTTTTATGTACTTGTCACCACCAACTAAGGGGGGTGACTAACATGAAGACAGCCAACAATCTAGGACTGGACGATATAGAACGCTTACAGAAGCGTGGTATCAGATTCGATGAGTCTTACGGCGCATCGGTGAGGACAAACGAAGATAATCCTTTATCCGGTATCACACTGAAACAACGCAACCGTAATAAGAATGCAGGCGATGTCCTCAACATCGGCTCAGGTACGAGGTGTAAGCATTGTGGAATGCTTTACTTCTGCTGGGTTGACAAGTGCAGGACTTGCAGCAAACCAATGGAATTCAATCTAGGACAAAAGCAACAGTAGGAGGATAAAGCATGCCAGTAGTGTTCAGCCCCGGTGAGCCTGAGACACGTCCTCTGAATCCTGACGAGATTGTTTACACAACTGCACAAAAGGTAGCAGATATACTTGGCGTAGGTCCGGGGGAAGCAGTGCTGGCTAGTGCTGACACTGTTGCTAACGCTGTGTTTGTAACTGGTGAGGATTACCGAGCGCATGGATTCGCAGTAGGAGATAGCATCCTAGTTTACAGTGACGCATATCCTATTGGATTTACAGCAGAGATTGACACTATCGTTAGTGGGGGCAACAACGGCGTAAAACTCAATTTGAAAAATATAAATTCCTCTGGTAGTGCTACTATTGCTACTCATGTTGACTTGACAGACGTGGCAGTAGCAGACAATACTTATATTCAAAATCAAGCATCATTTACTAATGGTAAACTAAGAGGCATGAAAAAGAGCGTTGTTGAAACACGCATCAAAGAAGTACAAGACCGCATTGATAACTAT